TAATTCTGTAAAAAGAATTAGTACATTAGGTTTTGGTAAACCTATATTTGATGAAGAAAATATCAAAGCTACAACAGAAGGGTTTGATAGTTTAATTACATTATTAGAAAAAGGTAATCCAGCAGTTACTAAATTTTTTGAAAGTTATAATAGTGGATTGACAGATAATTTAAATCCTTTAGAAGCATTTGTTGCTCAATTAGAAGATGTTGAAAAAAGCATACAAAATGCTGCTGTAGCATCTATGAAAAAGTTTGAAGATTCAATAATAGAAGGATTGAAAAAAGGTAAGTTTGAATTTAAACAATTTGCTGATTTTGTTATTGAACAACTACTTAGAATTGCTATACAGCAAATGATTATAAAACCTATAACAGGTAAATTTGAAACCTTTTTAGAAAGTTTTAATGGTGGTGGTTTTACTGGTGGTGGTGTTAGAGCAGGTGGTATAGATGGTAAAGGTGGTTTTCCTGCAATACTACATCCAAACGAAACTGTTATAGATCATACAAAAGGTCAAGGTATGGGTGCTACAGTACACTTTAATATATCTACTGTAGATGCAGCAGGTTTTGATCAACTGTTAGCATCAAGAAAAGGTCTAATTACAAGCATAATTAACAATGCTATGAACAATCAAGGTAAGATGGGAGTTGTATAATGTCAGGTGCTTTTCCAACAAATCCATTATTTAGAGCTTTAAACTTTCAAGACAATAGACCAACTCTTTTAAATCAAACACTATCAGGTAGAAAACAAGTAAGACAAATAGGATCACAATACTTTTCATTTACAGCACAAATGCCACCTATGCAACAAGAAAAAGCTATGGAGATATTTGCATTTCTACAAAAGCAAAAAGGTTCTTTTGAAGATTTTACAATACAAGCACCATTAGATAATTTAGGTGCATCAAAAGGTGAAACAGATATATTGGTAAATGGCTCTCATACTGCTGGTGATGCTTCTATAGCATTAGATGGTTTTACTGCAAGTACAACTGGTGCTTTAAAAGCAGGTGATTTAATTAAGTTTGCAAATCATTCTAAAGTTTACATGGTGCAATCAGACATTGATTCTAATTCAAGTGGTGAACTTACTGTATTAATATCACCAAACTTAGTAGCTGCTCTAGCAGATAATGAAGCTGTAACTGTAAATAAACCAAGTTTTACTGTATATCTTGAAAACAATGAAATTATGTATTCAACAGATGCTAGTGGTTTATATACTATTTCATTTGATGTTAGAGAGGTTATAACCTAATGCCTAGAAGTTTATCAACTGCTTTACAAACACAAGTATCATCAACTGCAACTAAGACAGCTTTTTTAGTTGAACTTAATTTATCGTCAACAATTAGACTTACTGACTATTATACTGATGTTGTATTTGATTCAAATACTTATACTGCTGGTGGTTCTTTTTTGACAGTTGATTCAACTTCGGAAACAGGACAATTACAAGTAGATGAAGTAAATATTGCTTTTTCTAATATTACAGATCAAGTTAGGTCATTAGTACAAAATGGGGAGTTTACAGATAAAGAAATAGAAATACATTTGGCTTACTTTGATAATAATGAATCAGTAGTAGGTGCAATAAATTATTTTACAGGCCAAGTAAGAAATGTATCAATAAAAGAAAATATAGATGATTCTACATTGACATTAGTTGTAGCTTCACATTGGGCAAATTGGAATTTAACTAAAGGCAGACATTTTTCTGATGAATCACAACAAAATTTTAGTAGTGGTGATAAAGGTATGGAGTTTGCTACACAAGTTAAAGAAGATGTTAGGTGGGGACAATAATGGGAATCCTTAGTGGTATAAAATGGTTTGTTGGTGTTGTAAAAGCATCAAAAGCGTTTAAGGCTATAAAAATCATAGGAACAATAGTAACACTTGCAGTTGGTGTAAAGGGTTTTTTACAAGCAAGACAAATGTTGGCAAAAGGTCAAGACATACTTGCAAACAAAACATCTGCTGGTGGCAAGTTGCCAGTTATATTTGGTACTCGTAGAGTTGGAGCACAAATTATTTACATGGACACTAACGCTAATGATTCAAGAGATTTATATGTTGTTTATGCTTTATCAGTTGGAGAATGTGAAGAAATACTTGGAAAAACAATAGAATTAGATGGCAACCCTCTTTCTGATTCTGCTAGGTTTAGAGATGGTGGTTATATAGGTTCAGATAAAATTAGTTCAGGAGCAGGTTCTTTAAATACTGTTTCACAAAATGGAACAGGTATAGATGCAGGAGCAGGTGGGTTTGGAACTTCACCCACATCTAAGTATAGATATGTGTTTAACTTACATCATGGAGCAGCTACACAAACTGCTGATCCTATGCTTGTTGCATCTATGTCTAACTGGACTACAGCACATAAACTTAATGGTGTTTGTTATATAGCAGCACACTTTGGTTATGATAAAGATGGAATATGGTCAGGCGTACCACAATTAACAGTTCAAGTAAAAGGTAAAAAGGTTTTTGATCCTAGAGATTCAGGGCAAACATTTGGAACAGTATCAACTTATGAATGGTCTGATAATCCTGCTTTATGCTTTTTAGATTACATTACAAATACAGAATATGGTAAGGGTTTACCTATTGCAAAAATAAATACATCTACTTTTGAAAGTGCTGCTAATACTGCTGATACTTTAGTAGATCAAGAATTTTTTAATGGTTCAGCAAAAGCTATAACATGGAGTGGTAGTAATGGTAATGATTTTATTAGTGTTTTAGGAGCAAATGCTAATAGAGATTGGTTTCAAAATAAAATAGGTGAACAAATAACATTAGTTAATTCATCAGGAACTACTATTCTTAATGCTAAAAATATTAAAGATGTTAGAAGGGATGAATTTTTTGATTCTAGTGAAGATTATAGAGTTTATGTTGATGATACATTAGGTGCTAATTATTCATCAAATACAGGAACTTATTTATTAAAAGTAAAAAGATTTCATTGTAACGGATATTTAGATTGTAATAAGTCAGTAATGGACAATGCAAAAGAATTACTTGCAAATATGCGAGGTATATTTCTTTATGTTGATGGAAAATATGAATTACAAATAGAAGATACAGGTTCTTCTACATTTAGTATTACAGACGATCATGTAATTGCAGATGCAGGTATAACAGTTGATTATGGAAATAAGGATCAAAGAGCAAACAAAGTTGTAATAGAGTTTTTTAATGCTAATAAAAAATATGAGCTTGATACTGCAACTATATTACATTCTGCTACTACTGATGCAAATGATTTTACATCTGATGATGGTGGAGAAGAATTAGAAGTAAAAGCAGAATTTCCTTATGTAACTGATCCATATATTGCACATAATATGGGTAAAGCTATTTTAACTAGAAGTAGAAATCAAACCACTATACAGTTTTTAGGAACGCCTGAAATGTATAAACTTAATGTTGGCGACATCGTTAGTTTTACTTACGCAGGTTTGGGTTTTAGTAGTAAGGTATGTAGAGTTGAAGCATTAGAGCTTCAATCAGATGGTTTAGTATCTGTAAGTCTAATAGAATATTTTGATGTATATACTTGGGAAGTACCACCACAAGAACCTTTAGAAGAACTTGCAAACTTACCATCTGCTTATGCTGTAAAACCACCAACAGGTCTAGCATTTACTGATACTGATTCTAGTTCAACAGGTAGACCTTTTTTATCTTGGAATGAACCAACTGATTTTCCTAATTATCAATATAGAGTAAATGTTGTAGATTCATCAGGTAATCAAGTTGTAAATAAAATAGTAGATGTTGAGAATTGCGATTTAATATTTATTCCTAAAGACACAAACTATGTAGCAAGTGTAAGCTCATTAAATCCTTTAGGTTCAGAATCATCACCAGCAACACTTACATTTAGCATAGGAGATGAACCAGTAGTAACTAATGATGTCAAAGATTCTGCTGTAACAACAGTTAAGGTTAATGATCTTGCAATTACTGAAGGTAAATTAGCTAATTTAAGTGTTACAAATGCAAAAATTAATGATCTAAGTGCTGATAAAATTAATGCAGGTACTATAGCTACAGCTAGACTTAATGTTTCAGATATTATAAGTACAGGTAATATTATTGTGCAAAATGATAATATTTCTGATCTAACTAATGATTCTGCTTTTATTAATGCTGGTCAAGTTAATTCTAATGTAACAGCTATAAGTGGTGGTGCAATAACAACTGGTACTGTTGCAGCAGCTAGAATAGATGTATCAGGTGTTATAAGTGCTGGTGGTATTATTGTCAGTTCTAATCTTACAGATGGTTCAACTTCTATATCAGGTAGCAATATTAATACTGGTACTATAAATGCAAACAGATTAAAGATTGATGATGTTACGATAGATACAGATGGAAGTGGTAATTTAATAATTAAATCAGGTGGTGTTGATACAACTCAAATTGCAGATGATGCTGTTACTGATGCAAAAGTTTCTAATTTAAGTGCAAACAGTATTACATCTGATACTTTAGATTCTGCAAGAATTAATGTTGATACTTTAAATGTAAAACACTTTGGAAATGTTCAAGCAGATATATTGGCACATGATGGAGTAGCAGTACCCTTATCAGTCTTTGGAAGTAATTTTCAAAGAGGTTCTACAGATTT